GGCAATACCACCAAGCCGCGTTAAGTACAGCAAGTCAATCAGCAAATTTGATTGGCGCGTACTGACAGATGGCGGCGAATATACGGTGTGTGAAAACGCCCCAGTTATCAAGGCGTATAACTACTGTTTGCGGCATCAGTATCAATTCAATGAAGAGAACGACAACGTTAAGGGCGCAGATACATACGCCGCAAAGATGATTCGTGAAAAGATACTTGCCGAAAGTGGCGCAGAATTGGCGTATGTGGTTAATAGCCTTGTGGCTTATCTGTATACGGTTAAACAGTCGAGCAACAAGAGGTTACTATGGGATTGTTTTGGCTGGGATATTGTTGGCAATATTCATAGCAATGTCACAGAAATAGGTAGAATTTGTCCTATTTGCGGCAAGCGGTTTAAGCCGACAAGAGGGCATCAAGATGTGTATTGTTCGGACGAATGTTATATAAATGGCAACCGTCAAAAAACGCGGGAGCGCAAGGAAAGTTTGGCGGTTAAAGTGGTCGAAACCATTGATAACCCACAATATTTTGTGGTTGACAATAAAAATTAAGCCCTAATCAATAGGGAGAACAGGAGGAAAATAAATGGCAAAATATCCAAAATTGACGCATAAAGAAATCAACGATGAAGTCGTTAAGCGCACTGGACAGAGCAACCAACTTGTGGCCGCTATTATTAGGGCGTATCGTGATGTGATGCGAGAGGCGATTATCAATGGCGTTGAGGTTGTCATCCCAGAGATGTGTACACTGACATTCCGTGACCATCCTCCTCGCCCCGCTGGTGAATACTGGGATGGATTGACCAAGACACGGCACTATTTCCCCAATCGGCAAGGCTATTATGCGCTGAACATTAAGCCGCATGACAAGGTAAAACAAGGCATGAAGCGCAATACGTTGTATGGTGATGCCGCAACAAAAGAAGAATGGCTGGAATTTGTTAAGACATATCGCCCAGACCAGCAGGTTCGTGACTGGCTTCTTAAAGAGGACATAGATGATGGCGAGCAGGACGAGTGATATTGAACTGTATCGGTTGGTTGCCCGCGAGTTGGACTGTACGGCACAGACGGCACGAAAATATGTAGATGCCATTGTTGAGGTCATTGCCAAAGAGGTATATCTAAGTGGAACTTGCCGCATTCCTAATCTTGGCATATTTGATGCTCAGCATATTGATGAAAAGATACAGAAACAGGTACACGACGGTGAGATTCGCGAATATATAATGCCGGAACACGTTAAGCCTATATTCACACCATGCGACACATTTATCAACGACTGCAACATGAAGGGCGTTACAAAGAAGTATCGCAAGAGGGCAAAAAACAAGCAGTTGACTGTGCGGGACTTACAGAGGATTGCCAAGGCTGAGGCGATTGAGAGACTGAAAAAGGTATCTGAAGAAACCAAAGAGGCGGCAAAGATTGACTTTGCTGACAAACTAAAAGAAAAGATAGAGGCGCATGACGCCAAAAAAAACAAATAATGATTAAAAATTGAAAGGAAGTAACAACTATGGATTTTGCATCTTTTGGCATCGCGAGTGTGGCGGCTATTACCGTTATTTGTTATCTGATTGGTATGGCTGTTAAGGCAAGTGGTATTGACAACAAATGGATTCCCGTGATTATTGGTGTGTGCGGTCTTGCTCTGGGTGTGGCTGGTATGTTTATCATCCCAGACTATCCCGCCGATGACTATATCACTTCTGCCGCCATTGGTGTTGTGAGTGGTCTTGCCGCAACCGGTATCAACCAGATTGGCAAGCAGTTTAGCTCTGCCGAGTAAGAATTAAATGGAAATCAAAAGGGAAAAGGGCGAGTCCTATATCTCTTTTGCTCAACGAGTTACCAACGCTGTCGAGGATGGGCTGATTGGCTATGAAGAATGGTCAACTGCCCTCCTTGGCGCAGTTCGGTATTCTGCGGAGAATCTTCGGCGTTGTTATTTGTTTACAAAGCAACTTATTCAAAATGCCGAAAATGATGACATTGAGCAAATAAGTGATGTAGATAAACTTGCCGAGATTAGGGCGGCTCAAGACAACCTAATCAAAGAAAGAAAGAGATTACAGACTATTAATCTGCAAACTCAAGAGAGTTATCGCAACATGGCTCGCAGCGAATTGATGCTGGAGCAAATAGGTGATGCCATTAAATCTCTTGAGCCAATTCGGGTTAAGCGGTTTAATTATACTATTCCTGCGGAGCGCACAGGTCTTTTGATTGTGGCCGACCAGCACTACGACTCAAATTTTGAAGTCAATGGGCTTTGGGGTGAAACGGTCAATGTTTACAACAAGGACGTATTTGCAGATCGTATGTGGAGTTTGCTTGCAAAGATGGACGCTGACAGGTTCGATTATGATGTGCTAAAGGTCGTGTCTCTTGGGGACGCATTGGAGGGGCTTATTAGAATGTCTTCCTTACAAAAGTTGCGCCAGCCAGTGGTTAAATCGGCCATTGAATTTGCGGAATTTATGAGCCAGTGGCTTGTAGAGGCAAGCAATCGACTTGGTGTGCCCATTGAGTTTTCTATTGTCCCAGGCAATCATTCTACATTGCGCATATTAACGCAGAAGCCGGAGTTTCCTGAAGAAAATCTTGAATACATTATTCACAAGTTTATCCAACTGCGGCTGAAAGATGAGCAAAATATCAAGGTTGAGCCATACAATGATGTGTACTTTACAACGATACACAACGAAAATATGGTGTTCTCTCATGGAGAGAGCAAGGACTTGGTTGAGTTGATGGGGCATCTTGAAAATTTGTATGATGTCACGATTGATCGTTGTTATGGGGCGCATTACCATAGCAGTTCTACAAGGGATGTGGGGGCTGGTAATGTTGGGTCTAAGCAAGTGATTAGAGTCCCGTCTATATGTGGCGTTGACCCTTATGCGGTTAAATGCCGGAAGAATAATCGTGCTGGAGCATATTTCGCCGTTTTTGATGACGACGGGGAATGTTTTAACAAGATTTATTTCTTGAATTAAACGCATTTGAAAGCCAACAGTGATTGCCGTCTTTTGAGCTGAGGGCGGGATATAAACTGACAGCATTGAAAAAGTTGTATCGCACAATAAAGCGAGACACGCTACTAATCATTGGCGTGTGGCAAATAAATGAAAGGAGGCTACTACACTTGTCCGACTGTTTGGTATTCCAAACTAAAGTATGAGGGAGGTGGTCTACCGTCTACCGCAAGTCCCGTAGCAACGGCGATACTGCGGTCACAACTGAATATTGTATGACAGGCGGGTGTGGCACGAGGTCATGCCCGCTATTGTCATAAGCGGAAAGAAAGGGAAATAAATGGAATATAATCGTGAGAAAGAAAAGCTGTGCGGCGTATGCCAAAAACCAAAAGATAAGCAGACGTTCCATTCCAACCCCATCAAAATCGGCTATATGTATATGTGCAAAGAGTGCTGCACCAACAAATTCAAAGAGGCACTTGCCGCCACAGGAAGTGATGGGGCGGCATTATGGGCTGTATGTATGGCCAACGACTTGCCGGTGATACGTAAGTTGTATGAAGCCGCAGTTGAAATGGTGCATAAGCCTACTACTGGAGCAGGTCGCAAACCCAGCTTGTTCTTGACATATCTTGCATTGCTCAAGGAAGATGGCAATCAATACCGCGGCTGTTATGACAGCGATATGGAGCTTAGTGATTTCATTCACATCGGAACAAAAGAGGAAATTGCCGAAGCTGAAAAGTGTGAAGCAGACATCGCAGAACAACGTAAGGTATGGGCTAAGACATGGGGTGATGGGTATGACGATGCCGACTATGAGCAGTTGGACGATTATTTTGATGGGTATACTTCTGACATTCCTGAAATGGATGTTGGTATGATGTTGCGTTATCGAGATTTATGCAAGGCTGAACTACGCAAATTCAAAGGCGATGATGAAAAGGGTCAAACGACCAAAGAAATTACCGACTTGATGAAGTTGCTAAAAATTGCCGATTTCGCAAATGCCGCCGATAAGTCTGATTCTCGCATTGCGTATGAGAAGTTGATTGCAATGATTGAAACAACAAAACCAGCAGAGTGTGAGGATTTGTACAAGTACGTGGATATGTGCGGGCATGAAAAAGACCGTGCTGAGGATATGCGGTGTCTTCGCAATGCAATAGCAGGGACAAGAGACTACCCGGACGTACCGAGGGATGAGCGATGAAGTCAGCAACGGGTGCCCTTCGGCGTAGATTTATGCAAAATAACCTCAAGCGCGCCGTAGATGCTAATGGACACATTGACGAGCAAGTTGAGGAAAATGTAATTGAGTGGACTACATTGTTTCGGCGTAACTGGGAGGCGTTTGCCGAATTAGCATTAGGCATTAAATTAAAGCCATTTCAGCGACACGCTTTGCATCTACTTGGTATATCAGACGTGTTCTTTTGGAGAGCGAGTCGGGGTACGGCAAAGTCGTTTATTACGGCGCTGGCGGCAATTATCAAGTTGTTGTTATATCCAAATAGTTGGGTTGTCATTACGGCAACAACATCTGATCAAGCAAATAAAATCGTTGAGGATAAGATTCTTGCCGAACTTATTTTGAAAATATCGCCCTTACTTAGATATTACTATGAACAAGAGTGGCTGGTTATTACAAAGCCAACAGATTGTTATGTTATCAAGTGTACACTCAATGGCTCAACATTGAAGGTGCTTGCCCCTACTCAGAGTGCTAAGGGTAGCCGAAGTACGTTTACCATTTACGATGAGGTAGCTATTATGAAAAAGGGCGACATCGACGATATTTTTGATGGTATGTTATTCCCCCGTCAGGCGACTTATCTTAGCAATCCAGAGTACGCCAAAAACAAGCGGTGGGTAGAGGAATCTAAGGCAGTTTATCTAAGTTCGTCCTACTACTCGTTCATGTGGTGGTACAAGACTTGGAAAGATTGTGTGTCTGGCTACTATACTGACAAACGGACAAAATACAATGTTGAGGCATCGGACTTCTTTGTTAGCATAGACAACAACTTAAAGACGTGGGGCGATTATCGCCGTGCCAAGAAAATAAACGGCGACATTGAGTTTCGCATGAACTATCTTAATGAGGCTGTGGGGAACACCGAAGATGCGTTCTTCAGCCTTGAATCACTAAAAAAGAATCAGGTGCTTGAGCGTTGTTTTATGCCGCCGACCCCACTTGATTTTATCATGGGAAATCAAATCGAGAATCGCAAGAAAAAAGAGCGGGAAATCCGTATGGTTGTCTCCGACTTTGCGTGGACTGAGACAAAGAGTAAAACCAACGAGAGCGATAACAGCATTGCGTTTTGTATAGCTGGTATATGGCGCAAAGACCACTTTGATTGTCATATTGAATACATTGAGGGGTTGCC